TCCTATCGTCTAGACCACATTGCGTTCGTTGAGCTTGGTGAGAGGAAGTTGTCTTATGAAGAGCACGGTTCGATCCGTGAATTCTATAAGAATGATTTTCAGAAGTTCATGGAATACAACGTCAAAGACGTTCATCTAGTAACCCGCCTTGAAGACAAGTTGAAGTTGATGGAGCTGGCGGTCGCCCTTGCATACGCCGCTAAGGTCAATTTCATGGATGTCTTCTCTCAGGTCAAGATGTGGGATTCCATCATCTATCATTACCTGAAGGAGCATGATATTGTAATCCCTCCAAGGGCGGCAACCACGAAATCGGAACAGTATGCGGGTGCCTATGTGAAAGAACCGATTGTCGGCATGCACGATTGGATCATGTCTTTCGACCTGAATAGTCTGTATCCCCACCTGATCATGCAATACAACGTCAGTCCAGAGACCAAGGTGAACAATAGGGGCGATCAAATGATTCCTAATTTGATCGATCCTGAAAGGTTGCTGAACGATGACAGCACTGCCAACCAGTTTCTGGATGAATGGAAGGACAAAGATCTTTCTATCGCCTCTAATGGGGTGACGTTTACCCGAGAGTTTAAGGGGTTTCTGCCCTCTATCATGGAAAAGCTTTACGAAGAACGAAAAATCGCAAAGAAGAAGATGATTGAGTGCCAGCAGAAGGCAGAGAAAGATCCAGATAATGAAAGTCTGCAGTACGACATCACCAAGTATCAGAATCAGCAATTGGTCAGAAAGGTCCAATTGAACTCGGCATATGGAGCGGTCGGTAACGAATACTGCCGCTATTATGACGTTCACCTGGCAGAGGCCATTACCATTTCAGGTCAGTTTAGCATTCGATGGATTGAACAAAAGCTGAATCAGTTTCTCAGTAAAGTTCTAGAATCGGATGATAAAGATTATGTTGTTGCAATTGACACAGACTCAGTATATCTTAGGGTTGACGACCTTGTTTCTCGTTTTTGTCCACATAAGACGGAACAGGAGACTGTCGATTTCCTCGACAAGATTTCAAAAGAGGCAATGCTGCCGTACATCGACGAACAGTACGCAGAGATGGCTAAGAAGGTAAATGCTTTTCAGCAGAAGATGAAGATGGGCAGAGAAGCGATCGCCAACAAGGGGATCTGGACAGCGAAGAAGCGATACATCTTAAATGTGCTGGACAACGAAGGTGTCAGATACGAGAATCCGAAAATCAAGGTGACTGGAATCGAGACTACTCGTGCTTCTACACCAGCTGCAGTTAGGGGGTATTTGACTGATACAATTGGTCTTATCCTGAATACTGATGAGGACTCGGTGATTGAACACATTGAAGACGTAAGGACAGAATTTGATAAGCTGGTGCCAGAAGACATTGCTTTCCCTAGAGGGATTAAAGGCCTGAAGAAGTACTCTGATCCCACCACGGTCTACGGTAAGCACTGTCCAATAGCCGTGAAGGGATCCCTTCTGTATAACTACCACTTGAAAAAGAAGGGACTAACTAATAAATACAAAGTCATCATGGAGAACGACAAGGCCAAATTCCTCTACATCAAGACCCCGAATCCGATCAAAGAAAGAGTGATCACTTTTCCAGACGTCCTACCAGAGGAACTTGATCTCCATGATTACGTTGATTATGACACACAATTCGAGAAGTCATTTCTCGACCCACTTCTCTCTATCCTGAACGCCATCGGTTGGAGTTCAAAAAGAGAAAGTACACTTGAAGGATTATTCGCATGACTGATTTTCTACAATCTATCATCAAAGACTCTGGCAATGAATATGCAAGCATCGTAGACGACGGTGTTGAAGGAAGCGATGTAACAGGCTTCATTAATTCAGGCAGTTATATTTTTAACGGTCTCCTGTCTGGTGACATCTATGGTGGGATCCCCAACAACAAGATCGTCGCCATTGCGGGTGAGAGTGCCACTGGAAAGACCTATTTCGCACTTGATATTTGCAAGAAGTTCCTATCTGATAATCCAGATGCAGCAGTTCTTTACTTCGATACAGAGCAGGCAATCACCTCTGGCATGATCAAGGAAAGAGGAATTGATCCCAAGAGAGTGGCAATCTTCCCCGTTGCTACTGTGGAAGATTTCAGGCATCAGTGCATTTCGATCGTGGATAAGGTCCTGGAGACCCACAAGTCCGAGCGAAGGCCAATGATGATCGTGCTTGACTCGTTGGGCATGCTTAGTACGAACAAGGAAATCAACGATACTGCCGAGGGCAAGGATACTAGAGACATGACCAGAGCACAACTGGTCAAGGCCACCTTCAGGGTTCTGACCCTCAAGTTGGGCAGAGCACACATCCCACTCATCCTCACCAATCACACCTATGATGTAGTTGGTGCATACGTTCCCACCAAGGAGATGGGTGGGGGTTCTGGTCTCAAGTACGCAGCATCCACGATTGTTTATCTCTCTAAGAAGAAGGACAAGGATGGGACCGATATTATCGGCAACATCATCAGATGCAAACTGTTCAAGAGCAGACTGACAAAGGAAAACAAGCAGGTACAAGTACAACTTAATTATGACACTGGACTTAACCCTTATTATGGTCTGGTCGATATCGCCGTCAAGTACGGCATTTTCAATAAGCTAGGAACCAGAATCGAACTACCAGACGGAAGGAAAGTCTATGAAAAGCAAATCAACAACAACCCAGAACAGTACTACACCGATGAAATTCTCGACAGAATCAACGAATCTGTTGGCATTGAGTTCAAATACGGATCCCACAGAGAAGAGGAGCCATCTGAGGAAGATAGCCCCGAAGTTTGATTTCTTCGAGGTAGAAGAAAAAGATACTAACGCAATTGTGATCTTGGATGGTGATTTTGCCAATCTCAGGTACAACTACGGAGTTATCTCATTTTCTGGTATCGATGAAAAAGGCGATCTGATAGAAGGCTCCGAGCCTTCCGTCAACTTTACGTACGATATCATTGACAACCCAGATAATTATGAGATAAATCAAAGTGCGATTGATATGATGGGCAACGTTTTGTCCGTTCTTTTAGATGCTAAGTATGGCGGTGATGATGATGACAGATCCAACGATGGAAAAGACGATCCTGGCGAGTCTAGTACAGGATGAAGAATTTACGAGGAAGGTTCTTCCGTTCCTGAAGGAAGAATATTTCTCTGACAGAGTTGAAAGAAAGATTTTCGGAGAGATTCAGGAGTTCGTTGGTAAGTATAACAGCCTACCTACCAGAGACGCATTGAGCATTTGTATCTCCGAGATCGGCGATTTTACCGAATCTGATTTCAGAGACGCCAAAGATGTTATATCTTCCGTCTATGAAAAAAGGACCGACAAGCCTGATAAGGAATGGTTGGTAGAATCTACCGAGAAGTTCTGCAAGGATAAGTCCATCTATCTTGCCATCTTGGAGTCCATCCAGATCATTGATGGTAAGTCCAAGCAAAGCAAAAATCACCTACCCAAGCTCCTACAGGATGCTTTGTCTGTGTCTTTCGATGTAAGTGTCGGACACGACTACCTTCAGGATTCTGAAGACAGATACGACTTCTACCATCGCAGAGAGAAGAGAATTTCTTTCGATCTCGATTATTTCAATCAGATCACGAATGGTGGTACTCCTACCAAGACTCTGAACGTGATCCTAGCTGGCACAGGGGTGGGGAAGTCTCTCTTCATGTGCCATCATGCCTCTAACTGCCTGACTCAGGGTAAGAACGTCCTTTACATTACATGCGAGATGGCAGAAGAAAGGATTGCAGAGAGAATTGATGCTAACCTCATGGATATCACGATGGATGAGCTTAGCGAGTTGCCTAAGGAGTCATACAATCGGAAGATGGAGAAGGTATCTGGTAGGGTGACAGGTTCTCTCATTATTAAAGAGTATCCCACCGCCACTGCGAACGTCAATCACTTCAGAGGTCTTCTTGAAGAGTTGAAGATCAAGAAGAATTTTTCGCCTGATATCATTTTCGTTGACTATCTTAACATTTGTGCTGCTGCTAGATTCAAAGACGCCTCTAACGTGAACTCTTACATGTATGTCAAGGCGATCGCAGAAGAGCTGCGGGGTCTCGCGATGGAAACAGAAATTCCAGTATTCACCGCGACACAGACCAACAGAACGGGTTTCACCAGTTCAGACGTTGGACTTGAAGACACATCCGAGTCTTTCGGTCTCCCCCAAACGGCGGATTTCATGTTTGCACTGATTGCTACGGAAGACTTGGATGCACACAACCAAATTCTGGTAAAGCAGCTTAAAAACAGATATAATGACCCCGCTACGAACAGAAGATTTGTAGTTGGTATCAATAGAGCAAAAATGAAGCTCTATGATGCCTCTGGGCTAGAACAAGAGAGTCTTGTGGACTCTGGTCAAAGTACCTACATAAGGGACGACTTGGGCGAGAAGTTCAAGTCTGGTGAAAAATTCTCTGGTTGGAACATTTAGTAACAGGAATAAGATCATGGATAACGTAGACCCAGAACGCGACGCAGCATATTCTGATGCAAGAATAAGAAGTGCAGAAGAAGCAGAGCTGCAAGAGTGGAAGAAGTGGGCAGAATCTTGGATCACCGAAATTGATGGTGGTGCAGGAGAAGAAGGGACTGATAAAGTGGTGAATCGGTATAAGAACGACACGCCTGGTCAGGGTGAAAATGAGCATAATAGTAGATAAGCAGTTCATTAATATTGCGGCAGGTAGTTTACGCAATTTTAAGTGGAAGAAGGATTCTCTCGCCAATTGCTCGTGTCCCATTTGTGGAGACAGCAAAAGGGATAAAAAGAAGGCTAGAGGATATTTCTATTCTAAGCATGGCAGGTTCTTTTATAAGTGTCATAACTGTGATCACTGGTGTAATCTCCATTCTTTTCTCAAGGACACTAACCCATCCCTCTACAAAGAATATTGCATGCAGTTATTCAGCGGAGGTACTTTAAAGCCTAAGATAAATAACGGTTTTAAGAAGAAGAAGGATGAAGAAGTGTTCAAGATGTTGTCTCCCAAAGGCAAGTTTGGTAAAAGACCGAAAGGTTGTACCTGCCTTAAAGATCTTTCCAAAGATCACCCAGCAGTAGAGTTCGCCAGTCTTAGATTGATCCCCAAAGAGCATTGGAGTATCTTGTTCTTTACGGATAATTTTGGTAAGCTCGCTGCCAACATGGATCCAGACCAGAAATTGTTCTCCTA